TCCTCGTAAAAGTTTACATAATTATAAGACTGCTTCATGAGTTTAGAAAACCCAATAGCAGTTTTGTAGTCCTCAAAGCACTTAATGTCCTCTGATCCTACTTGACCGACAAGATGGTTAGTCCATGTCACAACAAAGATTCTCTTACTCATCCAAAGAAACTCGTAATGGTAATGGTTTTCTCGTGTTGCCACCCGACACAGTATAGCACGTTTTTGAGTGGTTCGAGAAAAGACTTTTCAAATTGTGTCTGGTAGTCTACATACTTCTCGATACCAAACTCCTTGGGCAACTCACCAAAGAAACTAATCACATTTTCGTGAAGAGGGTTGGGTGTCTTGAGATACATGAACTTGATCTTCTCACCTTCCTGAATAAGAGGATGCTTGTTCTCTACCTTATGCTTTTTAACATAGTGGTTGTAGAGTAGCGCACCTCTTACCGCAATGGGTGTTCCTTTCTGATAGATTTCATGTGGGTGTCTATATTTCGCAAGGTTGTTAACTCCTCTGGGGAAAGCGACTTCTTCGTAAGGTCGCAGTCTAGTCTCTGCTCGCACGACATTGATGAAATCGATAAGTTCATCATTTGTTTTGCCGATAATAATCTTAAACGCTGCATATAACTTATCCCTAAAGTACGCTGGAGTAGAAGACCTCGCAGTCTCAAGACCCATGATTTTCATCTTGGGCTCATTATATCTAACTCCTTCACTGTCCCATACGTTGAGAATGTAACGCTTCTTCGCAGTCCAGATACCACGGTCAGCAATATTCTCACGCTTCATACTCATCTTTTGTTCATACGCCGAAACGTAATTCGCAAGTTCCTGATAAGAGGATTCGATGAATGGTTCCAACTTGTCTTCGCAGATCTTATCAAGTATAGAAACAATTGCTGCTTTATCGCCAGACTTATTAGCAAAAAATTTATCAACAAGAGGTCCAAGATTAAGATAGATTGAGTCAGTGTCAGATGCAATGACATAATCTACCTTCTCTGTTTTTAAAAGAGTATTTAGATACTCATTCATCTTGTTCTCAATCCACCTGATAGAGACCTGACCTGAAAGGGTGATAGCCTCAGCATTAGCAAGACGAAAATATCTAAAGTGTTCGTTACCGATAGCACCATAGGCAGAGTTCAAAGAAATCTTCTTTGCCATCTGGATATTATTACAGCGAGCAATCTCTTTCATGAGTTCGACAGTAGGAGTTTTCTCATACTGTTGCTTTGCCTTGATCATTCTCTTCTTGAAAATGACACGACTGTCATACATCTTCTTCATCATCTGAGGAAGAAACCCATGCTTCTCTTTTGTATACTGAGCACCATTGGCACACACAGCATACTCACCATCAATCTCTAGTTCTTTTTTAAGGATCTTATCAACAGTTGCTGTTGAATGTCTTTTGTCGAGTAGCGTCTCGGGCGAGATGTTGTACTGCATAATGAGATGAGGATACAGAGAGTTGAGATCAAAAGACACCACCCAATCATAGAATCCAGGTTTCGGTTCCTTAACATAAGCACCAGCATACTTCTCTGTTTTAGTTGCACTTTCCTTCTTAGGGGGAATAGCAATCTTACGCCTAAGCAGTTCACAGTAAATGTAGTTGTCCCACATACGAACCTGTGAGAACACGTCCTCATAGTTCACCTTAGCATCATATGCCATGGTGTATGCGAGTTCAACTAACTTCATCTTATCATCTAGTTGATCCACCAGACGAACGTCATGAATATTATATTCAATAAATTTCTGCCAGTCTCCCTCGTAGAACTCTTTGAATGTGTCAAACTCTGAGTGATCTAGTTTCTTAGATCCGAGTTCAACAAAAGCAATATGGTCTAGACGATATGATTCTTGGTTGGTGTAAGTAAACTTCTTATACAACTCAAGGTAATCGAGTTGCGAGATGCCAAGCATATCGATAGAGAAGTTCTTACGACCTTTGATAAAGATCTCACGTTGCGACACAAGTTTCCAAGGCGACAACAACTTCACAAATTTCTCACCCATAATACGATTGATACGATTATGGATGTATGGCATATCGAACAGTTGACAGTTCCACCCTGTAACTACATCAGGATAGTTCTCCTGCCAATACTGTAGGAAGGCACCCATCATGGTCTCCTCAGACCTGAAGTGCATGTAGTCAACCATCTTGTCCTGGTTGTTAAAAGGACGAGCACCAAAGACCGTTATACGACCCGTGAAGGAGTCCTTGATACTGATAGCAAGAATCTCTTGGTCTGCCGTCTCGATGTCAGGGAAACCATTCTCAGCAGCAGTCTCGATGTCAATTGTAAAGACACGAATCTTGCTGCTATCAAACTTCAGTTCCTCTTCAGGATGCTGCTCCGCAATATACTGATACAGGAAACGAGAGTTTCCATAGATGTCAAAGTCATCTACCTCTTTGTATTGTTTTAAAAACTCGCGAGCATCATTGATAGAACCAAACTTATGTGGTTCTACACAATCACCTTCTAGTGTTTTCCACTCAGAATAATTCTTACTAGGCAAGTACATCGTGGGGTTGAAAGGAACCCTCACGCTGTAGCGATTGCCATTCTCATAACCACGGACAAGCAGACGATTGCCTGCTTGCTCAACACTAGTGTAAAACTTCATTCAAGAGATTCGATATAACGAGCAAGGAGTGCCTTGCTTGGATTAGTCACAACAGTCAGGTCAGAAGACCTAACGTTGAATTCACGCTCATCAGCATGAGGAGCCCATTGATTTATCTGACCTTCACAGTCTACCACATAGGGTTCGATCATCCACACGTCAGGGTCACCTGCTAGAGTGTCCACCGATGAAGCTTCTACCTGAGCGATGATCCACTCATTCTGCAGCTTGATCAGGTTCGCTGTTATCTCCATTAGTCTCCTCCACATCATAGAATAATTGATCTTCAGTAATTCCAAAATTACCAAGTTCCGTAACAAAATTACTAAGAATATTATTATCGGGATAAGTAACAGCAATCAAATGCTCACCAGGAATTTTAAACTCCTGAACTGGTGTAAAAGGACACCAACGAGTATACTGAATTGGCAAAGTTCCATCTTCATTAGGATCTCCTAAGGATAAAACATAAGGATAAAGAAGTCTATATCCAAGTACTTTATCATCATCACCTTTAATGTCACCAAAAAGACAAAGAAGTGTTTCGTTAGTAGTTAATTTTACAACACGAACATTATGATTCGTCTTCAGTTGTGGTGTTTCCGGGGTCTGTTCCGTCATTTTGCTTTGCTCGTTTTTCTGTGATTTTATTTTCATATGCTTCCTGTAGTCCAGGTTCTGGATTACTAATTGTCATGATACAATCGTAAGGCATCTTGTATTGCCAATCTGAAGAATAAGGATTCCACTTACTGAACTTGATTTGATATTCCATACCATACTGTTCAGTAAGGTATTGAGGATTACCGCCATCAAGATTCAATACATATGGTTCCTCCATGAGAAGACAGACACCTTTTTTGTCTTCGCCTTCACCATCAAAGATTTCTTTCAGTTCAGCAATAACACGATCGCCAGTTTTCAAAGTTAGGATTGATACTGCCATAGTTATTATGAATTCTTTCTAAGTTTAGCATTAAAAAAAGGCACCGTCAAGTGCCTTTCGTTTTTATTTAGAACCAAGTCTTTCGTTTCTGTTTCTCGGGTAGGTTTTTGACAAGAAGAACTTTAAGAAGACCATCTTCAAATTTCACATCTTCCACTTCTACATCATCTGCCATTTGCCAGTTGCGTGAAAATGTTCTGTAGGAGATACCCTTATGAGAATATTTACGTTCTTTATCTGGTGGTGCTTTCTTAGCAGATACTGTTAGAACATTCCGTTCTGTTGTAACTTCAATATCTCCTCCTGAAAATCCTGCAAGAGCGACTTCCAGCAGGGTTCTGCCATCATGTCCGTCCACCACATTGTACGGTGGGTAATTAGATCCACCTCCTGCAATAGCTTCAAGTCTGCTGAATGTTTCATTGAATCCGATTGAGTAGGGAGTATAAGTTTCCCAGTTGATATTTACCATGTCCTTTAATAAGCGACGTTAACTCCAAGACCCCGAAGGCATCTTGGCGTAAAAGGGGGGTGTCTCCACCCCGAACCTCTCACAGTATTATTTAACGATAACCGTTTATACTTTAATAACGGTTTTCCTTATTAAAGATTGCGGTTTACTCTACCGTAGTCTTCTTACGACCGATATTATACTTTGACTCAAGCGTCCATTCTCCTTTCTCTCTGAAAGAGAGGACTTTAATTTGATTTAAAGGAGCAAGATCAGTAATTGCTTCAATGTTAACAACAGAAATTAATCCCCAATCACTAAGCAATTGGATGATACGATTACGACGCTGGACATCATTCAATGACAAGTTAGTATTCTTACCGTCAAGAGCAAACAACTCTTTGAAGTGAACAATATAATACTTACCTTGCTTATGTAAAATGTGACAGGACTGATAGATCTTTTTTTCTTTACGAGATGCTACTCCAATACGTGTTAGAGTTTCTCTCACTTTAAGAAAATCGTCTGGTTCACCAAGAACCACTTCCACCATATCAGTTTGTTTCCACTGGATTATAGTTTCATCATTCATGTTCTTCCACCTTTATTCAATACCTTGGTAATATGATCTAACTGATCCTTGGTAAGAATCCTGAGTGCCTGGAGTGCTTTATCGTCATTATAACCATAATACTCTTTAACTACTTCAAGATAATCAATAGAATCTTTTCGTGCCCAAGGAGAGAAACGCTTCCTCGGTTTCACACTATTTAGTAAAAAGTCATATTGTAATTTCTTTGGTAGATGAGAATTTTTATTCATCTCATTTACGTATAAGATAGTATCAGTGAAAGAAGACAAGCACCTGTTAACAATATAAGGAGGATAAGCTCGCTCTGCATCAATATCATCATCTAGGATACTTTTTTTCGATTGGTTAATTGAGTACAGATAGTCTTTCAATTGATACATTATTTAAATACAGCGGTAACAGAAACAATTGTTGCACCAGGATTACGAGCAAGAGCAACCTCGCGAGCGTCCTGATAGTTGCGAGCGATCATCTCCTCTTTGAAGACGGTGCCTGCTTTGTAGAGAGTGACTTCACATTTCATAGTTGGTTAGGACGAGTTCCTTGCGAGACGCTTGATCTGTATTATAACTCCCCACGCTCCTCATGGTGTAAGTGTGTGCAAATTCAGCAGCTGTCCACCCCTTCTTAAAGCGATCTCTGATCAGTTGCGTTGAATTGTATGACACAAGTTGAGGACCGATAAAGCGATCACAGATAGCAGCAAACCCATCATGATCAAATCCTTTATGCATATTTCCTTTCTTACCATAGAGATTAGAACCAATCTCATAAGGAGGATCTAGATAAGTAAAAACATCTTTACTATCGGTAAGTAGTTCTTGATATCGAAGATTTGTAATCTTCCACTTCTTAATCATCAAGGAGTAGTCTGGAAGTTTATCAATGCCTCGCATCGAGAAATTGCTCTCTGACGCTTGCTTGCTGAAGGAACTGGATTCAGTGAGACCAGAAAAAGAGCACTTATTAACAACGTAAAAACTAACAGCACGAAATACATCGGATATCTGATCATCGTTCACTTTCTCCTTGGCGTCTAAAAATAATAATTTTGCTGATACTGGTTCTGGATGACGTTGCTTAAGTTGAACTAACTCATCATGAAGTTCTTGTCCTTGATCCTGAAGCACTCGCCAGAAATTATAGAGGGGTTCATAAAGATCATTCACCCAGATGTCTAGGTGAGGATATCGTTTACCAATTTCCAATGCCACAGAACCACCACCAATAAATGGTTCGTGGTAATGAGTACAATTTTTTAGGTCAGGAATATACTGAAAGAGTTTACTCAGGGCACGACTCTTCCCGCCAGGATATCTGAGGGGTGTCTTTAATGACTTCAATGTCTGGGGCATGGTATTTAAGGTATTCACGAAAGATCATTTTCATTTCACGCTCTGTCATTCCACAATGAGCAGCAGCATGGGGTAGGTTCATTGTAGCATGAAACAATGCTTCATTTGCTTCTGCTACATTCTCGGGTGTCGTTTTGACTTTTGATGTATTCCCATTGCCTCTCTGGTTCTTTTTCAAGTCGCTCATACATTTCCTCCATCATAATAAATTTAGGTTCTTTCTCAATGAATTTTAGTAGTGTCATCGAAACTCACAACTCATCATGATCTCTGTTAGACATGCCAACAGGTTGATCTCTTGATCGGGAACAATAGTAATGTCTTTCATATACTTGGCGATGATAAGAACAGCTTCAGGAATAGAAGCAGGTTTCAATACACCATACAAACTATCATAAACCTTACGCATCACCATACTAGGATCGTTATCCAGATGCTGAACTACCCAGTTCTTTACATTAGTAAAGTCTTTCTTCTTCAGAGATGTAAGTAGAGAGTCCAGATTAACATCTGCAACATCAACCAAGATAGCAGAAGTAATACTCCCTGTGGCAGCATAACGCTGGCACTCGTTAATAAGACGACGC